CTATTCACCTTCAACCTTAAAAGAGAAAGATCATGGGTTTAGGCACAGGCCAAGTTACAACGACCACAGGCGCTACTTTTGTACCGCAATTGTGGTCAGACGACATCGCGGCGCGTTACAAGAAAAATCTTGTTCTCGCCAACAACATCACGCAATGGGATCACTCGGACAAGCCGGGTTCGGTTGTCAACGTTCCGGCGCCTAGCCGCAACGCTGCGACGAACATCTACGGCTCGCAGGGTTCCGCGCTGACTTTCACTGCTCCCACGGAAAACACCTTCGCGGTTACGATCAATCAGCACTGGGCGACCCCCAAGCAGATTCCGGATATCGCGGAGAAGCAATTCCTCGGCAGCTACCGGAAGTTCATCACAGACGACATTGGTTACTCGCTTGCGGTTGCAATCGACTCCTTCTTGTGGACCACGGCGCGCTTGCTGCGCGGCGCTTCGCAAGACGCTGGCGTCGTAATCGCTGGCGACGGAACCACTTTGTGGAACCCGTCGGCTAACGGCAACGCAGGCAACGGAAGCAATCTTACCGATCAGGGCATTCGCAAAATGATTCAGACCTTGGACGACAACGATGTCCCCGGGACTGAGCGTTTCATTGCATTGCCTCCGGTTGAGAAGAATCGCATTCTCGGCAACGGCCGCTTTACGGAAATGAGCTTTGTCGGTGAAGCCGGCTCAAGCAACAGCATCCGTACTGGTCGCGTCGGTAATCTGTATGGAATGGACGTATTTGTCTCGTCCAACAGCCCGACAGTTGCAGCTACGAACGGCACCACGTTTGTTCGCGGCGTCTTGGTCGCGCACAAGGACAGCATCATCTTGATTAATCAGATCATGCCCCGCGTGCAGAGTCAGTACAAGCTGGAATTCTTGTCTGACGTTTTGGTTGCAGACTGCGCCTTCGGCGGCGCTGTGGTCCGAACCGAGAACACCACGTCACTCGATCGCGGCATTCTCGCTTATACCCCCGCCTAATAGCGGCTAGCAGTGGAGCCCCTTCGCAAGAGGGGGCTTTCTAGTAGCCACTATTCCCCTTAAGCGAGAAGTCCTTTGTCATTGACGTATCTTCAAGCTGTACAGAAGGTTCTACTTAACCTTCGTGAGTCTGCGATAACCGACTTGTCAGCCGTCTACTCGCAGCTTATTGGCGAATTCGTCAACCAAGCCAAGGAGAAGGTCGAGGCTGTCCACAAGTGGAAAGGTCTCAACACGACTTTGTCGTTTACGACCGTCTTGGGTCAGACCCAGTATATTCTTGCGCCTACTGCCTCGCCTGTCGTAGCGTCCACGTCCGGTAACTTTCCGCTTGACGAACGCGCAAATATCCTCACGGATGAAGAGGATAATCAAAGCGTATTCGACGTCACCACGGCGCAGCAAGGCGGGTTGATCCGCTTGCGGCGCGTATCGCGCGAGCGCGAAGTCGCTCTCAACGTTTTCCTCGCTTCACAATCTCCAGTCCAACCGAACGGGTTTTCCTATTCTTACGAGAATGGGCAACCCGTTTTTGCGTTAGTGGGGGCGCCAATTTCGGGGCGCGCAGTGAGCATACGCATGAAAGTCCCTCAGACACAATTCGTCACTGGCTCAGAAGTATTTCTCACGCCTTGGCGTCCTATCGTCTCCTTCGCGACTTTCCTCGCGATGGAAGAGCGGGGCGAAGAACTTTCCGAGAAGTCGTCTCTTTACAAGGATCGACACGACCAGGAACTTGAACGCGCGATCGAGGCAGACTTAGCCGGCGAAGATCAATACATGATGCTTAAGAATCCCGAAGGGACAGCGGTCGGCTCATTGGTTGCTGGCTACTACTAACCGGGAGAGTGTCATAGCCGATCAACTACACCCAATCCCGTTAGTCACTCCGGGCTTTAAGGGGCTGAATACCGCGCAAGCGTCTGTCCCTGACCTTGATCCAGGCTGGGCGATACAGTGTCAGAACTTCATATTCGATCTCACGGGCCGCTTAGCGGCTCGCCAAGGTTGGCAGTCACAAACTAGCGTACGCTTATCATTCGCGATCACGTTCGCGAGCGCGCCTGTAGCCGGCGCTACGTCTGGCATGCTTAACACTAACTGGGCGCAAGCCTCCGGCACAGGTCAGATTGTATTCTCCGATGGGGAATACGTCCCGGCTGTCGTACAGAACGGCTCCGCTAACGTCACGTGGGCGACGCAGCCACTCACCGGTAATCCGACGACCTCCGCGATGTTCTACCCCGCTATCTGTGCGGTCGCTGAGCTAGCGCTAGCCAACGGCTCAAGCTTCATAGTTTCCGCCGCGAATAACAAGCTGTATTCCGGCACGACGACGCTAACAGACATCACCGGCAGTTTGACGATCACGGCGAACAATTGGCAGTTTGTCACCTTCAACGGCGCAGTCTATGGCTATCAAGCCGGACATCCGTTGATCATGTGGCCGGGATCGGGCAACTTCGTCGTTGCGCCACTGGCGCCCGCTAAGTCCTTCACTGCATCCATTGCGCCGGGTACCGGTGGACAAGGCGTAATGACCGTGACCGCAGTCGCTTCGGGCGTTCTCGGAACGGGCGACATCATCACTTCAGGCGCAGCGACCGGAACAACGATCGTCGCGCAGACGGGTGGATTGACCGGCTCAGCCGGAACGTACACCGTCAATATCTCACAGACAGTCGGTTCCGGCGCGATGCAAGTCGCTGCCGGCGTAGTTCCAGCGAACGGAACTTGTATGACGGCCGCATTCGGCCGCTTGTGGGTTCTTGGCGCAGACAATCAAACGATTTCGTATTGCGCTCTTCTTGACGCAACGACGTGGAACGGAGTCGGGGCCGGTTCGCTCGACATGGCGACCGTTTGGACGAAGGGTATTGATATTGTGATGGGGATTGCGGCAGCAGGCTCAAAACTTGTCATCTTCGGCACCAAGCAAATCATCATCTTCTATGATCAAACGAATCCACCGATCGGCTTAAACCCTACAAATATAGGGGTTTATGATACGGTCGAGGGTACGGGACTCGCAGCTCGCGATACGATTCAATCGACGGGTGAGGGTGATTTAACCTTCTTATCGCCTACCGGCGTGCAGTCCCTCCAACGGTTGCTTTCGTCTGGCAAAGACAACCCAGTCGCCGCGCTCGACACGCACGTCCACGACTACTTTAACTCGTTCTTCTCCGGCGAGAATCCATCAGCGGTTCGCTCGACGTACTCGCCGGTAAATCGCTTCTACTTGATTCTTCTTCCGACCTCGCAACGCGCCTTCGTCTACGACACGCGTATGAAGCTTCAGGGCGGCGGAACACTCGGCGAGCTTCCCGGCGCCTTACGTGTCACAGAGTGGCCCTTGCTGACTTGGTCAAGCATCGTCAATCAGAAGAGCGGAAATGTCCTTTTCGGAGAGAATGGTCAGATAGGTCTGTATTCCGGCTACTCAGACAACCTTAACCCGTACACTCTCAATTACGCGTCCCCGAACTTAGCTCTCAAGAGCGAGTCGGGCCAAGATAGTTACGAGAATCGCTTAAAGATTCTCAAGCGGATGAAAGCCGTTATTTATTACGGCGGCAACACGGTAGTTAATTTCTTGTGGGGTGTGGACTTCACTGGACTTGTGAACTCCTATCAAGTCTCTCTAGGCGGAGTACTCTCCGAGTTTGGAATTGCACAATTCAACATCAATGAGTTCGGCGGCGGAGCCGGCATTACTTTATCAGGCTTTCCGCTTTCAAACTCCGGCCGATGGATTCAATTCGGCTTCAACGCACGAATTAATAGCTACGTCGTCGCACTACAACAACTCGATGCGTTCTGCAAAATCGGAAACATGGTCTAATGTCTAACGCTTATAACATTACAACTAACTTCGGTGCTAAGGACTCTCTTGCGAGTGGAAACCCAGCGAAGCTAATTCTAGGCGCGCAGTTCACTACGGAGTTTACGAATCTTTTTAATGCCCTCGCGGCGCTCTCAGTGGCGAGCCCGCCAACATGGCAGCAGCCTACCGGTGTTTTATTCAACATTACGGACGGCACTGATCAGCTTCAAGTAAAAAATGGGGCCGGTAACATCTCCTTCGGTGCGTCATCAAATTCGACGCTCTCAATAATGACCAATGGCACGACGCGCTTCGCATTGAGCGCGGCCGGCGGATTATTTAGTCAAGGCGTGTCTGGCGGCGATAAGGGTGTCGGTACAATCAATGCAGTCGGTTTGTTCATCGGGGGTACAGCTGTACTTACGAGTGCCGTTACTTCAGTAGTTGGTACATCCAATCAAGTAAGTGTTGCTGGCAGCACGGCCGTAACTCTAAGCCTTGCTAACAATACATTAATACCGACTCCGAGTTCTTCATCCACCGGATTTGGTAATTACTCACTCAACGTTGCAGCACCTACTGGCGCGGGCGTTTCATTCGGACTTTATTTGAAAGGCGGCACTACAGCCGCCGATAAAGCGCTCCTCGTTAACAACGCCGGCGATACTCAAAGTTATTTCACAGTACTGGGCGACGGTAGCGTCATTGTCGGGCAGCCCACGGCTGGCGCGTCAGGCGGCTTAGGCTCGTTAAATTGCTCTAATCTTTATATCAATGGCGTCTTGCTCGCATTATCTACGGGTAGTTACACCGGCACGGCAACAGGTGGCACTACTTCTCCGACTCCTACTGTTCATTTTACGAAAGTCGGGACATCTGTAATTCTGCGAATTGCGTCGGTCTCGTTTGTCAGTAACGCTAGCACATACACAATCACGGGGGCGCCGGCCGGGATACGACCGACAACGGCTAACGAAGTTGCAGCCATTGTTACAAATAACGGAAATACGCAAATGGCTGGCGCGATCATGGATAACACTGGCGTATTGACATTCAGTACAGGCACTGCTGGAACAATCAGCACGAGTGGCTTTACCGCCTCCGGTACGAAAGGTAATCCGGAACTTACCGTCGTGTATGACCTCAACTAATTACATGACTATAAATCCATATCCCACACTCGGCGTAGCCGCAGGAGCGACAGCAGTGTCTTGGTTGCCTATCTTCGACACTGCTTTGCACATAATCGCATCGCTAGTCATCATCGCGGTAACGCTCGCAACTTATCTGCGCTCGCGCAAGAAGTAAGCCGACGGGGCGGCGACGCTTCAACAATATACAGGTGGCGGCGCCAAGCTAAAGGATTTTGGCGAAGACGCGATCCAGAGCGCGAGCCGGATCAAAGACGGCGCTTCGCCGATCGAGAACAACACGTCAGCTTTTGGCGTGCTGTCTCCGGAGGCGGCGACCCAGTACAACGCGCTTCACGACGCGTATTACGCGCCACTTCTCAAAGAATATGGACTTACGCCGGACGAACTGACGAAGGCGTTTCAGTCAAACGCAATTCCGGCGAGCGTCCAACAGAAGCTCAATTCCGGTTTTGACGACGTCTACAATGCGACTATTAACCCGGATCAGTGGTACGACAAGCTCTTCGCGCAGCTCGCACTCGGCACGACTGTAGGCGTAGCCACGGCTGGTATCGGAAGCGCGCTTACTCCAGTGATCGGCGGCTTAGCTTCCGGTGCAGTCTCCGGCGCAGCCGGCGGAGCGCTTAGCTCGGCTCTCCAAGGACAGAATATAGGTAAGGGCGCCTTGATAGGCGGAGTTACCGGCGGTGCGGGCGCCGCTGCTAGTCCGGCGATACAAGCGTTAGTCGATCAAGGTTTTAGCCCTACCGAAGCCGCTATGCTCGTGAAGGGCGGAATAGGCGCGGGTACAGGCGCCCTCGGAGCCGCAGTGTCCGGCGGCAACGTTGGTCAGGCGGCTGAATTAGGTGGAGTGTCCGGCGCCGTCAAAGGCGGCATTCAAGGTTCCGGCATTACCACGGGCGGCAACGCTCTTCAG